TTCCTCTTCGGCCAGACGCGCGGCTTCCGCCTCAGCCACTTTCGCAGCATCTGTTTCGAGTGTCGTAGAGATAACGCCAGCATGGCGAGCATCGTCGATCAGATCACTCGGGCAGTCATCGCCCGCAAAATACTGTACCGGATAGACATTGCCCGGTGGAACTGCAAGCCAGTCGCAAGTGAATTTTTTCATGGTTTTGTCTCCGGTCAGCATGGGATGGGGGCGGAAGTCCGCCCCACACCGATGATGATCAGGTGGCCGAAATATTCGCGGCTGTCGCAGATACGACCGGTGCATAGCGCGGCCCCTGCAAAATCCACGCGCCGGATACGGCAGCGTCCGTACCCGTGGTGCCAGTGATAACAGCTCGGACATATTTCTTTGTGCCGATGTAGCCGACGCTGCCAACTGGAATGGTGTCAGATGCATCGTCGGTGACGGCAAGCGCGGCCTCGGTGCCGATAAGGTCAGTATCGGCAACAGCCGTGAAGTCCGCATCTGCCGTGGTGTCACTCTCTTGGATTTCGACCGAGAAACCAGCGGCAGTACCAGCGTCCGTCACAGTGCCGGTGAAGTAGGCAAGCGTGACATGCTGAAAGTTGGACACATCGACGATGTTACCAACCGAGGCTGTGGTGCCGCTCAGCGTTGCGCTGATCGCCACGGCAATGGTCGTCAACGACCGGATATCAGATTTCCGCATTGGATAACCTCCTTACGCGAACTTGATGAGCTTGATGGCGTCGAAGTCGGTGACACCGCCGCCGACACGTTTGGTGACATAGAAAAGAACATGCGGCTTTGCAGTGAAGGGGTCACGAAGAACCGTCATGCTCGTTCCTTCAACGATGGTGTATCCCGCCGCAAAATCACCAACAGCGATCGAGAGAGAGTTGGCCGCGACAGTCGGCATATCGTCGGCGACATAGGCCTGTCGGCCCATGATGGTGCGTACCAGCGTTCCATCACCATTCAAAATTTCGCGCATCAGATACGTGCCGTCGCCGTCCTTCATCACGGCAACATCGGCCATTGTGGCATTTTTCATCATCCAAGACGCATTGGACTGATAAGCGCCCTGCAGATCATAGAAGGTTTTCACCAAAACGTCTGCGGGGGCCGTGGCATCGAACGCACCACTTGTCCCAGTGCCACGATATTGCAGCGACTCCGCTGCCCGAGTGGCATCATCCGTGGTCGCGGTTGAGTAGGTCAGGAAGCCCTTAGGCTTGTCGATGCCACTGCCAGCCACAAACGCTGTCGCCTCGGCGCGACCGAAACGATCTTCGACGCGCGCCTGCAACCAACCTTCAAGGTCAAACCCGACGTCATCGAGCATCCGCTGCGACACCTTAGGCATGGCCGAAAGTTCATGTGCGGTGATCGAGATGCGGTTGATAGTCGGCGTATCGGTTTCGTTACGGGTCGATTTCTCGCCGGCCCATTCATAACCAGCATCGCCGCGCTCAGTCAGAACATTATAGCTCATGCCCTCAAGCGTCACAACAGATGCCACCTGACGCACCGGAGACGACCGGCGAAGGCGGGCCTGAATTCCTTCGCGCAGTTGGTCAGGAATCAAAAAACCACCGCTGTCACCAGTCGTGGTGGACATGGCCTTAAGTTCGTCAGCCTCGATGCCCTTGCGCATATAATCGCCAAAAGCTTTCGATTCCTGCGTCTTGTCTTTGCCAGCGGCATTCGGACGGTTAAGCTTGGTTTCGATCTCGTCGAGACGGGATTTCAGCGCAATCTGCGCTGCATCCTGCTCCGAGATTTTTCCCGCCAGATCGGCCTTGATGTTGTCCATTGTGGCCTTATCGAGATAGTCGGCACTCTTGCCTTCCAGCTCTTCTGCTTTCTGCTTTGCCGCGTGCGCGACCTGTTGCGTCGCTTCGAAGAGCGACTTCACTTCATCAATGTCAGCCATGAGGCTTACTCCTTGGTGATGTTAAGTTTTTGGCGCATCATTTGCGCCAGATCATCCAAGCCCGTGCCAGCCTCACGCATGGCCCCGATCTTGTTCGCCGCCGCCGCTGATGCGGCCTTGGCTTCGGTATTGGTGAACCCTGCCTCGCGCAGGGATTCCTCCATCCACCGTTTCAGAAGGGCGCTGTTGCCCGTCTTGAATTCCTCAAATGCATCGGCGGCCTTGAATCCATCGACGCGCGCAAGTTCTTGCATTGGGAAGGTAACCAGAGACACCTCCCAAAGCTCGGCTTTCTTGATCAGGCGCGCCTTCCCAGTACGTCCAGCGTCAACCGTTCGATATCCAATCGAAAGGCCATCAACGGCCGTAGCCTTTACCTCTTCGAAAGCCTCTCTTCCGCGATCTGTGGTGAGCAACATATGCCCCTTGACGCGCAGACCGCGCCCATCCTCAGCAACTTCATCCCAGACGCCTATCACCTGATCAGGGTCATGCTGCTTGAGCATCTTTACCCGACGTCCTGACACAAGTGACGCCGCAAAAGCCCCCGGAGCGATTATGTCTCCGCCTTGGTCGATCGCGTCAAAAATTGCGCCATAGCCCTCGATTAGGCCTTCTCCGCTTGCCTTGATATCAAGCGACAGGTGCTTGTGTTCCACTCGCGCTACCCTCCTGTGCCGGCGTTTTATTCATAGATCCGCGCGACAGCGTGTCAGCAAGTGGATCGTCGATTGGATTCATACCAAGTTCGGCGCGAACTTCATTTTGCGTCATCCACGCCGGGGCACCACCTGATCCAAGCGCCTTGGCATGGTTCTCAGCTTGGTCCTTGAAGTCGCCTCGCATCATGTTGCGCTCATCCAGATCGACCAGAAGACCCGGTGCATGGTCTAGAATATCGCGCGCGCAGGCCTGCTCGAACCGCTCCATCCAAGGCCCGAGGGTATGTATGACGTGGTTGCGGAACATCTGCTCCGCACTGGCAAATGTCGCCGCCTTGTCACTTTGCATCATCATGATCGGCATGACCCGCATCGCCCGGCCGATTTCCTCGATCTGAAACCGCCGCGAATCCATCGTCTCAGCATCAACGCCGCTCATGGTCATGGGCTGAAACTTCGCGTCCCCGTCCAAAATGGCTATCCCACCATCTCCGTCTGGGCCAAACTTAGCTTGCCATGTCTCGCGCAACTTTTCGGCAGTTTCCGGCGCGAGCTTCTGCACGAAGCTCAGAACACCAGAGGGCTTCCCGCCTGCGCCAGCGAGTTTTGCCTGTTGCTTTTCCAGTGCCTTGGAAAGGCCGATCGCCTCTCGCGCCTGCCGAACAGCCGGAAGTCCCTGATACCCGTCAAGCGACGGACCGCGTAGGTAAAGAACTTGTGATGCATCAAAATACCCGTGCGTCTTGTCGGCATAATCGACACGGATGCGCAGCGAAAAATCGCGCAGTTGCTCCACCGACCATGACCCTGGCGGAACCGGAAGCAACTCACGCACCTCTCCACCGATTTCGTTCTTGATCGCGATGGCAGAACCAGCCAATGCGGCGCAAAAAACCATGCCTTCGCGGAATTCGTAACTCGTTTGCCAGCCATTCGGATGCACTGCCAAGAGCCGATGCGCCCAATGGTCACGTGAGACGCGGCGGCGCTCAAGGTCAGTCGCTTGGTCAATTTCGACCGACATGACGCGCACTGGCATTTGCGCAATACCCTCTGCGATCACTCGCGCGGCACAGAACACGGCTGGAACGTCGAGAGACGACTGCACTGAAACCGAAGCACCGGAATATGTGCCCCAACCGATCCACCCAGCTACGCGCGCAAGCTGGTCTAGTGTCACGGTGACACCCTTTTTGCGCAGTCCGAACATCAGAGAACCATCATTTCTTTGGTATCCAAATAAGAGCCTATGTTGACAGCAACAGGATCGCGCAGCATCAACATGAAGGCGTTGAGTGTTGCCATAAGCGGGTCAATCTTTGCTTTTCCCGCGACTTCTTTAGTGATCCGCACTGCCGACCCTTTGATTTCAGGCTTGGCATTTCCAACGGTCCAGGACATTAAATCCTGATCACCATGCAAAAACGTTTTCTGTTTCAGCATGCGTTCAAGACCCCATATCGCAGGCGATAGCCGCCAATCCTGACCGACAATCACAAGCTGCTCATAGGTGATGCCCTTGCCGAACATCTGAAACTGGATTGCGGCGCTGTTCGTCGTATCCACGCCGATTGCGCCTTGCTCTGGCAACAGCCCTGCGGCCAACAAGCGCGCGGCAGTTTCTGCAACCCGACTGACATCACCGGATGTGTCGTCATCGGATAGGGCGATCAAGTCGCCATCCTCGGCAAATTTGCGCAAACGCGGCACGATTTCTTCGCGCAGCTCAAACACCTCTGGGTGGGCAAACGCCCGCGCCCAATGCAGCCATTTACCTGTCTCGCGACAGCGACCAATCACAGCCTCCGCAAAGAGATCGTCCAATCCGCCGCCGTCGATCCCCTGCACAGCAACGTCACTTCGTTCGATCAACTCATCAAGTGTCAGGCCAACCTCGACACAATCCTCCCAATACTGGGCACCAAGCCAACCCGCCGACAGGCCAACACCAATTTCGATATTCAGGTGCTGACTCGCCCAAATTTGTTCGGCGTGCTTTGTCACGCGACCGTTGTTGTCATAGTCATCTTTGAGCGCTTGCGGATCAATTGACAGTCCAAGGTTTGGCAAGACCAATGGCCAGTTTCTTTGATCGCGCCAAAACTCTTGTTTGCGCTGTAATTCCAAAGGAAACTCATAAAGCATCGGCAACATGATCGGAGATGGTCCAGCACGGCCATCTCGTATTTTTCTGGCCTTATCCAACTCCGTGCGCCAAACGCCCGCCGGGCTTTCATCGCTTTGAGTAGTAATCATCAACAGCTTGCCACGCTGTTTGGTGATCCCACCGCCTCGGATTTGCTGCATGACAGCCGCAGCGCGTGGCAGTTTTCCGAGTTCGTGGACCTCATCAATGATCGTCAAAACCGGAATTTCTCCGGTGACGATATTCGTGCCAAATGTCTTTACGGCTAGGCTTGTGTTTGTCTTGCGTCGCGTGATCTCGCTGTCTGAGTCACTGACGTGGAAAATCTTCTTAAGCGTCTCATCCATATCGATCATGCCACGAGCTTGATCAAAGCAGCGGCCTGAAATCGCTTGCGACGGACCAACAAGCATCATCTTGCGGTTTTGCGTTTCTTCCATGTAGAGGGCCGTAAGCCCCAAACCAGCACCATAGGTGGTCTTCGAATTCTTCTTGGGAACCAAACAAAGGAGTTCCCATACAATCGGCTGAAATGTTTCTGGATCTTCACTCGCCAAAAATGCCACGAGGATATCACGAAACCAATCACCACAAGCATCAGCCAGGTAAGGCGCACCTGCAACGTCAGGCAAACGTAGGCGATTGAAAAAGGTTACAACTTTTTGCGCCTTAGCTTCATTGACTGGCACATCAGCAATTGGCGGCAACCCAGCTTGAAGTTTTTCCCACCAGTCAGGGCATGCAAAGCGCGCAAGCGCCTCACTGTTTGACATGAGTGGATGCCTCACGTTCCAACTCAAGCATCAACTCTGCCTCTGCATCATGAGCTTGCGCACGAACCATTGCTTTTTTCCCAAGACCATCAGCGGCCTGTGCTTGGCAGGTCTTGACACCAAACTCCTCTCAGCTTGCATTTCGTCATTTCGATCAAGCATCTGTTGGAACACGCGAGCCGCACCAATAACCCCATTCAGAGCAGACTCGGACATGACCATAATCCGCTCAGCCTCAAGCCGATCCCGCATCATCTCACGCTCAGACAGTTCGGCTCTAAAATACCGCTTCAAAGTCGCCAATGAGCAATCAATAGCATTTGAGACACGCTCATTGCTCCACCCCAAAGCCAGTAACAGTTTGACTTTGTTGCGATTTCTTTCCGTTACCTCAAAAGTGGGTCGGCCACGTTTCCCTTTTCCTTGACGGACAGGGTTGCCAAATAGGTCAGAAACTTCATCGCCCATAAAAAAAATCCCCAGATGAGAGTGAGTACCGGTCTAGGGCTGAGGCCACCCCAGAGATTAGACCCCCCCCCTACCCTTTGCCCGACCTCCGGGCCGCCGCCTCCTCGCGTTGCTTGACCGTGTCGTGGCAGGTCTTGCACAAACACTGCAGGTTCGATTCATCCCAAAACAAATCGAGATCACCCCGATGCGGCCTGATGTGGTCCGCGACCAACAGTGATGTGTCAGACCTCAACACGCCACAAATCCGGCACGTAAACAGATCGCGCGTCAGCACCGCAAACCTCATCCTCTGCCACCGCGCCGTGCCATACAGCTTGCGCAATGGATTGGCCTGCGCCCGTGTCCTGTCATGCTCACGCGCGCCACTCGACAAATACCCGACCTGAGAGGGCAGCCTGTGCGTACCGTCACGCAAACGCGTCAAACGACCCATGCCAACCTCCATCAATGTCTAGATACTTGTGACCAACCCCGACCGACCGCCACCGCGTGACAACCCAAAGTTGGATACGAAAAAGCGCCCAAACCTTTCGGCGGGCGCATTTCTCGATTATTCATAAATTCGTACTGCCAGCGTGGTTAAGCGTCAATACCCTTTTTTCTCACCCAAACCCCTGCATCCTATCCAGCGCCCCGCGCAGCGCCTCCCTGATACCATTCCGACGCGCCTTGTCGTTTGGCTCCCAATGGTACTTGGACAAGACCCCACTGACCGTCAAACCATCCAAACAGACGCTGTCAACAACCATGCGATCGGTGATGATCCGATACCGCCTATCCGCACCACTCGAAGCGCGCGCCCTCTTGACGCTGACCGCAACCCCTCGCCCAATCCTCGCCCGCATCCGCTCCAACCTATTGGCCTGCTCCAACCTCAGATCAAGCACATCAAGATCACCACCGCCGCCACCAATCCGCCCATCAAACGAACTGCACTTGACCGTACCGCCAGACTGCGCCTCAACCAAAGCCGCATAGAGACGCCCAATGGACACCTGACCCGCCGTAAATGGTGGATCATAAACCGCCGCATCATCCTTGGCCTTGCGCTGATCATAGGCCTTGATCGCCGCCGCCTCCATCGCGTCGAACCCATCGCCAACACGCAAACCCTTGCGGCCCGCATAGCCCGCATCCCTGACCCTCAACGACGATCCGGGCACCATCTCCAATACCGTAAATGTCCTGACCAATCCCCGCGCCGGCGCATGTGGTATGTCTGGACCACACACATCAGGCACCGTGCCGCTCTCCATCACCCGCGCGATCCGAACGGCCTCATCCTGCATCCCCTGCAATGCCCGCTCCATCGACGCAACGCCGTCAGGACCGACGATGATCACCCTGTCCTTATCCGTCACCATCACTGCGCCGCCTCCACCCTGCCCAAAGCCGCGATCTTCTCGCACTTTGCGATCTCGCTCACCCTGTGCTGATAAAATGTCATGTCGGATTGTGTCACCTGAACACCATCCCGCATTTGGCGCTCGATGACCTGCATCCGTCTGATCTTGTCGCTCGCCTCATCGCGAATGATCTTGATCGAATACGACTTCGGCCACTGCCGCTTGTCGCGAAGGTATTTGAGCAACTCCGGTGCCCACCCCTCACGGATCGCCTGATCCGCAAAAGGCTCGGCAAAGACCCTGCGGATCAAGGGTGACCCGCTGTCATCCGGCTTTTGATATTTGTAAGCCCAATCCAAAACCCCGTTTGCAATCGGAAACCGATCCCGATCCTTGCCACCCGGCTTACTCGCCGCCTCTTCCTCAAGCGCCGCCAAATTGGCATCGCTCATATACGCCAGCCGCGCGCACAAATCGCCCAACATGTCGTCAAACTGCGCCTTGGTCAAACTCCCCGGCTTGGCCAATCCGCGCCGCAACAAAGGATCAATCAAAACCGACCTGACGCGCTTCTCTCCAATTGCTTGCTCTGCACTGTCCATCACTCGCTCCTTTTCTCAGCCAATCCGACCGATCCACACAATGAACCCCTTGGTTCTTTTTTCCCTCACTCGACGTAAAGAATGGTTTTTTGTTTTGTTTTGTAATGTGTTGTCCTATAGGGCAATTTCACCAACAGGCCTGAAATCAACTGAAATCTAACTGAAATATTTCAGTAGTATTTCAGCAACATTTCACTTCATTTCACTTTGATTTCAGCAGCATTTCACCTTCCACCACTGCGCGGAAATTTGGCAATCTCCCCAGAATATCCAAGCACTTCGACCATTGCCGCCTTGACATTGTCAGATGTGATATAGAGGTCAGAATGTTCGAAATACTCAGCCAAAGCCGTGATCGCTTGCGGATTTGATATGATCGCCTCTCCAACCTTCATTTCCGCCAATTTGGCCTTGATGCGTGATTTCTTGACCGCAAGTTTTGCCGCCTCTCGCGCGCCATCCCGGCCACGCTTGCGCTTGTACATCTCCTCGACAATGCCTTGGATCAAACCCGGATGACCCAGACGCTCCTCCATGCGGCCCGTGACCATGTCCTCAACATGCACCGTCACCCATCCATGCATGACTCTGCCCTTGACGACACACCAGTCATCCAAACTCGAATATCGCGCCAAACTGGCCAACTCGATATCGCTGCTTGGCAATGTGCCACCCGGATCTTGCCGCATGGCCTCAGACCAAAGGATAAGCGCGGTGCCGATCACCTCACGCTGTTTTTCCATAAGAGCCGTCGAAAGGAACTTTGATCCAAGAAACTTGTGACCATAGAACGGCCACCAATCGTGGTTCGACAGCGTCTCACCAACCCTGAGCGGCCAGACGATAAAATCAGAGGTGCAATCGTCGTTTGCACTCATGACGTCTCCCCCGCCAACCGCTCAAACTCTCCCTCAGGAAAACGCAGATTGACCAGATCGCGCACATCGCGCATCGCGCGCTGTAGGCCCGGATCGCCGCGCCATCCTATGTCAGGGTCAAGCACAACAAACCCCGGCCATGTGCGGGTCTGATAATCTGCACGCTTTGCGACGACAAACCACACGATGGCAGTGCCGTAATACAACCTGCCCACCTGCACTGCGCAGGGCTGCACCAAGCGCGCGCACAAATCACGCGCCACCCGGACAGACGCCCGATCCGGCACCACATAGGCCACATGATGACCCTTAAGCGCCACCCGCGCACATTGCGCCAAACGGGTCTCCCGAAGCCCCCGCGTCACCACGCAGTTCTGGCCTGTCCCATGCATCATCATATCACCTCTCCCCTTGCCTCTGGACGCGATCCGCAAGCCACGCCGATTGCAGCCGCCACACAAAATTGCGTGCGACCCGCGTGCGCTCCCTGACCGCTTCATCTTTTGATTTATTGCCAAGCCGATGCACCAAAAGCGGCAAGGCCGCCCTATGCCCCCACTTGCGCGCCTCCGCTGTGCCCTTGGCCCGACAGACCTCAGAACAGTAAATCTGCCACCCGCGCCCCGGCTCAAACACCCGCCCGCACTCGGGCTGAAAACACACCCCCGGCGTAATCAACGGAGCCGCGTCAAGCTGCGCAAAGGCCACCTCGCCAAACGGCTCAAAACGCTCTGCCACCGCATACGCGCTGATATGTGCCCCGGTGGTCATATCGCCAAAGCCTTCTGATTTACGTCAGGGCCGTCCTTATAAAGCCGCTTTCTACGCCACTCTCCGGGGCCGAGCGCGGGCCTATTGATATCCCAAACAAACCAAGAATTGCGCTGCGGTGGCGCACCGCCGCCACGAAAGTCGATCTTCCAACAGCACAAATATTCGATGGATGGCGGATGATCTGTCAAAATCTGATCCAGGCCATTGATCCGCGCAGCCGGCCAATCGGCATTCAGCAATAGTGCGATATAACCAAGCCCAAGATCAAAAGACTGCTTCAACCACCGCCCATGACCATCGCGAGCATTGATCAAATTGTAAGGCGGGTTGGTAAATGACACACAAGACGGAACCGGATCTTCTGGTCGAGGTTGCCAGTCAAGAAATGATCGAAGCATGACGCCCGGAAAACCGCGATCGACAACATCCGTGCCATAAACATCAAGCCCAGCTTGGATGAGCACATTGGCGATATGCCCTGCGCCGACTGCATTCTCCCAGACCAAATTCCCATGCGCGCGAATAAATGCAATTTCTTCGCGCAAAACGGCCTCTGTTGCACTTGGCGGCGTAGGGTCAAAATCAAGTGGATCTCGAACATCATCAGGCTTGCGGTGCTCGCGCTCCAAACCCTTGATCATCATTTGCGCGGGATGCGGCTTCTTGCTGCCACCGCTCATAGCACGAAAAAGAGGTTTTGTTGACGCCGCTGCCATCACATCACACCCCCAAAGGGGTGCGGCGCACATACACCATGCACCGCACCCACCCAACAGGGAGAACGGGGAGCACATTGCGCGGGCATCCACGCTCCCCCGGTATGGACGCTAGGGAGAAAGGGAACCCTGCCCGCGCTGTCTGAATAAAAGGCCGGAGGCGACAAATGCGCCCCCGGCAGGTGCCGCCGCGAACCGGCTGTCCAAACCGGCTCCGAGCTTGAGGCAAATGCGGCGGTAATGCTCATGCTTTAACCCCTGATTTATCAACCAAAATCGCGCGAAAACTCACAGCCGCCGCGATCAACTCGTCAACCTCAACCAACTGCCCTGCGGCCTCTTTCGCCGTGTAATCGCCCGGATCATCCGACAGCGACGAATGCGCCTCCGCATGCCTCATCAAAACGTCCGAAAATTCCCGCGTCAGACGATGCACATCCGCCGCAGTCACCCCCGACACATCCACCGGCTGAAACACCCCTCCGGCCAAGGCCGCAAAATGCTCCGCAATCGCCACCCCGGCGCCGGGCTCAATCCGCGCCAATCGGTCCAGGTAATTGACCCCGATCCCGCCCGGACGATGCTCACTAAGCTCTGTGCCATAAGACAACGTTGACACCGCCACGCCCAAATCAACCGCCGCAGCCTCAAGACCGCCAACCGCCGCATAGGCCGCGCGCACCGCACTCTGAACACTCCCCGGCCTAGCCAAACGCATGTGAAAATTCTCCCGCCGATTTCACATGACGCCATGCGCGCCACATGAAAGAGTGCAGACAGGCCGGGGTCACACCCTCCCCGGCCCGCCCTATGCCAACCACGCCAGAGGAGGAACTCATGGCTGACAATTCCGAATTAGAACTCATGGTGGCGCGATTGCGCGGCGAAAACATCGCCCTGCGCGTCACGTTGTCCGCACTCATCGCCGACATGGCCGACACCAAAGAAGACCCGGAACATTTCATTCTGAATCTCCTCGCGCCGCTGCACGAAGGCGTTGCCGCAAGTACCGACCAAAGCCCAATGTCGCGCGCCGGAGCCGAAGGAATGCTGGACGCCGCAACACGGCTTGAGGCCGCCGCTTTCGAGATTTTATCCCATTGATAGCGTTGCGCTCCAGACGATCCAAAGTGTCATCAAGATCAGACATCACGCGGCCTCCACCTTATCACGCGGCAAATGGCGCGCCGCCAACTGGCAAAGATCATCCGCCGTGACAGCATCATCCCCATGAATCCGCTTCGAGGCCTCGATAATATTTTGGAAATAGACCCCGCGAATGTTGTCGGTCTCATGCATCTTATGCACAGCCGCGATAGACGCACCCACATGGCGCGCAAAATCTTTTCGCGACGGCCATTTGTCTATCACTTCTTTGAAATCTGAAAATTTTCTCATGCCAAACGAATAATCGACGTTTCTTCGATTTGTCAACGGTCGACGTAACTTCGATGGACGTTTTTCCTATCAGAGATACAAATCGTACAATCAGTCGGAGAATAGAAGAATGGATGAAACCAGCCCAATACACCCAACATCTGTGGGTCGTAGATTGGAAATCCTGCGTGAATATCGCGGAAAAACAAAAGCTGAATTTGCGGATTCCGTCCAGATCGACCGCACAAGCTATGGCAAGATCGAAAAGGGCATAAAGCCACTTAAAGCCGACATGGCCTATAAAATAGCTGAGAGATGGGGGGTATCCATGGATTACCTCTATCGTGGACGATTGACTGAAATACCCGACAGCTTGGCAGATAACATCATCAAAAACCTGACCCACAAAGATTGATATGCACGATCTATAGAGCCGCCAAAGGCCATCCGCGCGCAAAAAAACAAAACACGTTCCTCAAAGTCATACACGAAAAATCCTCCCCCAGAATCACCCTCAACTCAAAGTGTGTATTCGGTTCATAATTTTATCAATCGACATTTCTTCGATTATTTAGCTTGACCTATCGACAATTTGTCGATTACGAATTGGCCCATCAGCCACTGAAGACACGTCATTTACAACGTTGATCGTGGCACATCATTTGATGGAGGCCACCATGGCACATATCCGCCAAGACGATTTCAAACCCGCCACAGATGGCGCAAATGACCGCGCGCACGGCCTGATCTACGGCCTTGACCCGCATATCCCCGCCCATGCGCGGATCATCCTCAACACCCCCGACAAATTCTCTCCGGTGCGCCGCGCTTTGGCTTTTGCCACCCTCAAACAGGCGCGAGGCGAAACCTTTGATCGGTCCCGCATGATCCGCGATGCCTTGGCGATGACCCGTGCGCAAAACTTTGTTCACGCGGTCGAGGTGACGGCATGACATCGAACCCCATCCAATCCTTGCTGAACCGCATCGACCCCGCCGCCTCCCTCGCAGAGCGCTACGACATCCTCATGAACGAGGCGATGGAAACGGGCGGCACATTTGCCACTTTGGGCGACATCACCACCATCGACATGCACGGCATTCGGGTAACCCATTGCTCCGAAACCGGCGCAATCCGCCTCTGGCTCCGCGCCGCCGCCACCCACTTTGCGCACTCCGAAAAGGTGGGTGCCACATCATGACCATGCATGACACCGCCCCAATGCTGCGCATCGCGCTTGCCCAAGACCTCGCGAATGAAATTCTTTTGCTCGCCACCATCGGCGCACCCCTGAGCAAAGTTGAAACCGCATTCACCGACGCGGGCGGCAAAGTCATCCGCGATCACACAAGTGGTTCCTGCTACGTCGACCACCTCGGCATGCAAGAACACCACACCTCACAACCCGCGCTGGCAATTTACCTCTGGGCCGAAACAGCCCTTGAGGCCGCGCGCGACATGCAGATGAAAGACCCGCTGACACTGTTCACCGCCCTGCACCGCGACACCAAGCTGGACGCACTTGTGCGCGTGATCCGCCAATACTGCGATATGGGCATGGGCACATTCGTGCCCCCACAAGACCACGCACATGCCCCGGCCACCCACCTGTTCGAAATCGAATTTCTCGGCATCCACGCCACCGGATTTGGCGAATACGAAGCGGCGCGCAATTGGCGCAAAGCCGCCATGGCGACCCAACGCAGCGAGGCCGCATGACATGGGCCAAGACGTGAAATCAGAACGCGACCGCTGCGCCGACATCGTGCGCCGCAAAATGCCCTACGCTCACGGCCATCCGCTCATGGGGACAGACGAAGCTGTTGCCATCGTCCTTGAGCGCATCTTGGCGGAAATCCTCAACACCAATCAGGAGGCCGAGTGATGTCCGAACTGCCCGCATTCGCCCGCTTTTACATGGTCTGCCGCAAACCATCCGGCCCCATGTCAAAAACCGAGCCGCGCCAACGCTACAGCCACCTGTCAGACGCACGCGAGGCCGCGCACAAACTGGCCAGCCAAAACGACGCGCCGTTTTTGATCTTGGAATCCGTCGAAATCATCCGCCCCGGCGATGCCACAGAGGGGCGCTTGCTGTGACCAAAACCAAATTCGACGTCAGCGGACTTGTGCACGGCCTCGGGGAGACCACCCACCGGATCACCGCCCCCAATGAAGATGCCGCCATGATCAAATTCAGCAAGGCCTATCCAACCAAGGAAATCATCGGCATGCGCGCAACACCCATCCATCGCGATGACTGCGAAGGTGTGGACCAATGACCGATGATGAAATCCTTGCCAAATCAGAAGAGATCAAAGCGCGGCGAAAACGCGCCTCACGCGCGCGTGAGTTTATGAATGCGGATCGCGTGGTTCTTGGCATCATCATTAGGGGCGAAATTTACAACGCAATCGACATCCCACGCGATGCCAACCTTGCAGCCCTTCTTTGCCGACTTTTTGACTGCAACATCACGGAAGGCGCTGACCAATGACCCGCCTTGCCGACATGCCTCAGGCGACACAGGCGGGCATCCTCTGCAATGACCCGAATTTTCAAAAATTCGCAGCCACCAAAAGCGGCTTTCGCGGTGGTCAATTCACGACCCAAGCCGCCGCCGAATACCTGCGAACCACCTGCCACATCAAAAGCCGCCGCGACCTCAACACGGACGCAGACGCCCAAACCAAATTCGCCGCCCTGCGCACAGACTTCGACGCATGGACCGGCAAAATCGCAAACCAACGATAGAAAGGACTTTTAAAGTGATGGCAAAAAAAACCACACCCACAGAGATCACCACCCGCGAGCCGCATGATCCGTATAAAATGCGGACGCTTGAACAAATCCTCGCCCTGTTCGATGGCGGCGATTTTTTGGCCAAAGTCATGTCTGGGCACAAGCAACTCCAAATCGACCTGCTGGACCACAAAGAAGAACACGGCACCAAAGGGTGTAACGGATCAATGACCCTGCAAGTCAACTATGCGCTTGGCAAATCCGGCGATGTCGCCATGGGCGCAACAGTCACCTTCAAAGCTCCGAAAAAGCCGCCATCAAGCGCCGCCGCCTTCATCAACGATAACGGCGAACTGACCCTCTACAACCCATTCATGGCCCGGATGCACCAACCCATTCGCGATGTGACGGACTTCGATCCCGAGACAGGCGAAATCCGTGACGCCGAATAAATAAAATCAATAAAGACAAAGGAAAACCTCATGTCAGACACACTCATTCCAGAAAATCCAGCCGAAACCATGCGCAAGGTCATGGAAGACCTTGGCCACCACATGCCCATTGAATTCCCAAAAGAGGTTGATTTTACCAAACCCGTCGCTGTCGCCGTACCAAAAGGCCGCGACATCAATTACCTCACACAAGCGATCCGTGACAGTGCGGAATTTCTCAAACCTGCGCGCCGCAAAGGCACTGCTAAACTGTCCGATCTGGACAGCCTGATCACCTGGGCGAACCGCTTCAAAAGCGATGAAAGCGTCCTGTTCGCAAATCCCGACATGACCGCCCCAAAGCTCACCTGCATCGCCGACTATCATGCAATGGGCCCCGTCGATGTCACATCCACCTCAGGCGATCCAACCGCCCGCCACTGCCATCACCGCGCCATCTATGACTTCCCTCTCTCTGACGAATGGGTGGCATGGATGAAAATCTCCGACACGCTGTTGGAAAAAGACGACCTTGGCGAATTCATCGAGGCCCAAGCCAAAGACATCATGGACCCAACCCCTGCCATCCTGTCCGGTCGCGAAAGTGATGAATTCCAAGATTGGGAGAACCGCCTGATCCAGACCGCCCAAAAGATCGAAGGCCGCTTTGGCCAACTCGGGCAACTTTTGGCGATGTCAAAACAGTTTCAGGTCTATGAGGCCAGCAACCTGACAGTCAGCACGAACCGGGACACCGGAGAGGCCCAAGTTCAATTCCTCAACGAACATAAGGATGCGGACGGCCAACCCCTGAGAATCCCGAACCTGATCATCATCACCATCCCTGTGTTCATGGGTGGCGCGCCGTACCGCATGGCCGTGCGCTTCCGTTACCGCAAAATGGGCGGGTCGGTGAAATTCATCCTGTCGATCTACAACCCGGAAAAGGCATTCAAAGCCTCATTTTCTGAGGCCGTCGATATCGCCACCGAACAAACGGGCCTGACCACCCTCATGGGTGCGCCCGAAGCCTAACCACCCCCACGCACCCCCCCAATCGCCCCCGGACACCGTGGAGCGTGGCCACCGTCCGGTGACAACACCCGAAAGGCCATAGAAGGCCGGAAGACCGCCCGTCATGGGCAAGCGAGGCGGTCAATCAACTCAAAGGAAACACCATGAACACACATATCGACAGCACAAGCGACGACCGCATCACAAACAACGCCGTGCGCCACCAATACCGCAAACTTTCCGATCGCGAGAAAGCCCAGATGCAGGACATCAAAGACATGGGCGGGACATTTATCGCCAAGCTCCATGAAATCGGCGGAACTGGCCACGGCGGTGACTGCTTTGGCTCGCGCGATCTGGCCCTTGCAAACACCCACATCGAAGACGCCGTCATGCGCGCCGTCCGCCATATCACCGCCTGACCCACCGGTGAGGGCCGACAGAGCGCGGCCCCATCCCGTGTGACAGCACACAGAGAGGATTTACCCCATGACATTTACACCCGCAGAATTGAAGACCCTGCCACTCCTGACACAACCTGAAAAAGTCGCAGCACACCGCTTGGGCGTAAGCCAATCAACGCTGAAATACCACAAATCCAACATTCTCAAAAAAGCCGGGGTGCGCAACATCCCGTCTCTTGTCGCGCGCCTCGCACCGCTCGGGCAGCCGTTCGAAATCATGGAGGCATAAGATCATGACCGCACAAACACAAATCACCAAACCCTGCCGGATCACAGTCAAAGCCGCGAGGCACACGCCGCCTGACGCTGTCTTTGTTGGGTGCGGGTCAGAATGGTCAAACCCGTATCAAGGCACCGGATCACTCGGTGCCCCCGCATATGTGGCCAACCTGTTCCGCCAACACATTTGGCGTCCGGGCAAATTCAAAAAGCGTGTGGAAATCCGCGCCGAACTCTCCGCCCGCAACCTTGCTTGCACCTGCCCCCAAGGCCAACCCTGCCACGCCGATATCCTCCTCGAAATCGCCAACGGAACGGAGTGAGATTATGGACGGAAGCCTTTTCCTTGACTGGCCAACGCAGCCCGCGCGCGACGACAGTCGCCCAATGATCATCGACAGCTTTGCCGGTGGTGGCGGTGCCTCGACAGGCATTGAAATGGCTCTGGGACGCTCTCCCGATGTGGCAATCAACCACAATCCAGCGGCTCTGGCACTGCATGAAGCCAACCACCCGCACACGCTGCACCTGATCAATTCGATCTATGCCGTAGACCCGGACGATGTGTGTCACGGGCGTCATGTCGGCCTCGCATGGTTTTCGCCGGACTGCAAACATTTTTCCAAAGCCAAAGGCGGCAAGCCTGTTGAAAAGGGAATCCGTGATCTCGCATGGGTCGTGGTCCATTGGGCGAAACGGGTGCGCCCAGATGTAATCATGCTTGAAAACGTCGAGGAATTTGAGGATTGGTGCCCGCTCACGGACGATCATATGCCAGACACCACACGCAAAGGCGAGACCTTCACATTGTGGGTCAGGTCATTGCGTCGATTGGGTTACAAAATCCAATGGCGCGTCCTGCGCGCCTGTGATTACGGCGCACCCACGATCCGTAAGCGCCTCTTTGTCATCGCCCGCCGCGACGGTCGCGATATTGTCTGGCCGAAGCCCACACACTTTCCGACCCCCGAACTGCTCCGCGATGGTTTTGGCAATCCTGATGACGCCAAATACCAACCCAAACCATATCGCACCGCTGCCGAGTGCATTGATTGGTCACTGCCCTGCCCGTCTATTTTTGACACGTCTGAGCAGATCAAGGCAAAGCACGGCCTGCGCGCCAATCGACCACTTGCAGATAACACGCTGGCCCGTGTTGCGCGCGGGATGAAACGTTACGTCTTGGACGCCCAACGGCCATTTATCGTCAATCTGACCCACGGCGCGCGCGTCGAGGATTTGGCCACGCCTCTGCGCACGATAACCGGAGCCAACCGGGGTGAAAAGTCTGTGATCGTCCCGAGCATTACCCGCTTCAACGGCGGTGCGACAGGCCAAGACCTGCGCGCCCCTTTGGCGACAGTGACTGCAAACAGCTACATCAAGCGCCCAGGTGGAGCGGCACCGCTTGGCCTCTTGGCCCCATCCCTCATGTCGATGAAAGGAACAGCACGGCGAGACAGCCCCATAAATGCGCCGCACCCGACCGTGCTGGCCGGAGGTGGGCACAGCGCCATGATCGCGCCAGTCCTGACCTATGCGCAGCAAGGCGGCGCATGCCGCGACATCCGCGAACCGCACCACACGATCTGCGCCAACAGCAAGGACCAGAATGCGGTGATCATCCCAACGCTGATCCAGACCGGATACGGCGAACGCCATGGTCAAGCACCACGCACCCTCGATATTGGCGCACCCCTCGGAACCATTGTGGCCGGCGGCATCAAACACGCCACGGCGGCGGCCTTCCTCGCCCAACAAAATGGCGGCCCGAAAATGGATCATCACGCTGGCCGAGATCCGCGCGACCCCATGTCAACGGTCACCGCCGCAGGATCGCAACAAACGCCCGTCGCCGCGTTCTTTGCCAAATACTATGGCACCGGTGATGGGGCCCGCCACGACGAACCGGCGCACACGATCACAGTCAAAGACCGCTTTGCCCACACTCAGGCCGAAATGGCAGTGCCACCGTTTAGCAAGGACCATGAAGCCCGCGCGCGCGAGGTGGCCGAGTTCCTGCGCGCGCATGGCGCTTGGGACGGCGGCGAGTTCGTCACCCTGACCATTGACGGCACCGACTATGTGATCGTCGACATCGGACTGCGCATGTTGACCCCGCGTGAGTTGTTCAACTGCCAAGGTTTCCCGCGCGACTACGTCATTGACGGCGTTTGGCATCAGAGCGGCGACACCTGGACTTTCAAATCCTTCCCGAAAAACGTCCAGGTCTCATGTGTCGGCAACAGCGTGGCACCCGACATTGCCGCAGCACTCGTCAGCGCGAACTGCGCACACCTCATCGAAAAGGAAATGGCAGCATGACAGATGACAAAATAATGTACGTATGCGCAGACTGCGGCGAACACATGCCAGAGGCATGCGGGCACTATGACCGCTATTATTTGGCAGTTATGCCTGACGGTACATGGCTTTGCGAGAACTGCACCAGCGAAACCGACATACTCTCCAGATGCGGCGTTCAACCGGGCGGGCCAGACGGCGACGAGTGGCCAAGATTCCACGATTTCCCTCACCCGCCTGAATACCAGCCAGTGATGCTCAGCGCAGCCGTGCATGACGCTCTTGCCGAGCGCCGGCGCCAGATCGAGGTGGAAGGATTTTCAGAGGACCGTGATGACAAATATGTCGACGGCGAACTCGCATCCGCCGCCCTATGCTACGTGATGAGCGCAGCACATGCACTCACGCCGCAGAACAGCGACAAGATCGAGGATCTGCCAGAATGGTGGCCCGTGTCGTGGGATGAGGCGTTTTTCAAACCGACGACAGCCCGCCGCGACATGATCAAGGCCATCGCTCTCCTATTGGCACAAATCGAAAGTCTCGATCGCGCCGAAGAAAATGCGGTGCAGCTATGACCACTCAAGATTTCACACCGCCGCCACGCGCCAGACAGCATTGCCGCCATTACAGCTATCAGATGGGCCACGTCTCGCCCTTGGAAGATGGATCAGGCCCGCGTTGCGCGGTCGGTGTCAAAATGGATGACCTCGGAGCCTCCGAACCCTGCATGCCGAAACCTGCGGGCTGGTGTCCGAAGCGTGAGGAATGGTCCAAGGAAGAGCGCGCCACTTGGGCGAGATGGGCGAAAGGCAGCCGCGCGCGCCTTGCCACCATCATTGCAGCCCTACCGCGTCAGATCGAGGTGAACTCAATAAACGCCATGACCTGCCCGGCTTGCGGCGGAACGTTGCGCTACGGGCGGTGGCGCGGCGGCGCTCAGGTGCAATGCGAAACCCCGCATTGCTGTTCTGTCCGCGTGAATGTCGATGAAAGCAAAGGATGGCCAGCATGATCCCGCAAGACATCGAAGAACTGCGCAAAATCAACCCATATGCCGCAGACGAGGCAGAGAAAGAGGCGGCGCGCCACGGCTCCAACGATGACCGCGAACAAGGGTCACACGGATTTGGGTTGGCACTTGTTGGCTTCCTGATCGCATGTCTGGCCTTTGGCCTGTTTCTTCTGTGGGGGATGATCTGATGAACTTCGCGCAGCGAATGCGATTGATCTGGATCGACAGCCAACTTGAATGCGGACCGCTCAACAGGTCTGACATTATGCAAGCATTCGAAATCTCCACGGCGCAGGCGGCATTGGACCTGAAAGCATATCGGACGGAACACCCAAGCCGGATCAAATATGAACCGCGCCAGAAACACTACCGCCGCCCACAAAATGCCAAGCCGGCATTCCATGAAAACCTTAGATTTCATGTCTACGAAGCCATTATGGCGATGCATCTTCACAAGGATATCTTCCATGAGTGACAAAACTAAAATAGAATGGACCGATGCAACGTGGAACGTCATCAACGGCTGCACTCTGGTCGACGATGGGTGCAAGAACTGCTATGCGGCCACGCTGGCCGGGACGCGTCTTAAAAACCATCCGTCCCGCGAAGGCCTGACCAAGCGCAACGCGGCGGGCGGCTATCAATTCAACGGTCAGGTCCGGTTCATCGAAAGCGAACTGACCAAGCCGCTCTCATGGCGCAAACCGCGCATGGTCTTTGTCTGCGCCCATGGCGATCTGTTTCACGAGGATGTGCCCGACGAATGGATCGACCGCGTGTTTGCCGTCATGGCACTCTGCCCGCAGCACACATTTCAGATGCTCACCAAGCGGCCAGAGCGCGCGCGTGAGTATATGGATGGGTTTGCAGATTGGGTGCGCGTAGAGAAATTGCTGACCGAAACAGCCCCATCAAATCTTTGGAATGGCAATGTCTACCAAGCCAAGCGATACCTTGAATGCGCGCACCCCCTGCCCAACGTCTGGCTTGGCACATCGGTCTCCGACCAACCCAGCGCAGATAAGCGCATCCCTGATCTGCTCGCCACCCCCGCCGCCGTGCGCTTTGTCAGCGCCGAGCCTCTGTTGGGCCCGGTGGATTTGACGCGCTGGCTCATCGACTGGGTAATCGTCGGCGGCGAGAGCGGCAGGAATGCCCGCCCCATGCACCCGGATTGGGCACGATCCCTGCGCGATCAGTGCGAAGCGGCTGGTGTCGCGTTCTTCTTTAAGCAGTGGGGAGAGTGGGCGCGGGCCGACTACACAGTCTGCCCTGATAGCTACATGGGGACCAACAAGGCAGTTTGGCTGGGATGGGATGGAACTCAGGCCAAGCCATCGCATCATGGCCTCGAAAACCCAATCGGCGTGATCCGCGTAGGAAAACGCGCCGCCGGGCGCTTGCTCGATGGGCGCGAGTGGAACCAGATGCCGGGGGATGTGTGATGAAGCACGAGATTTTGACGCGCACCTTCGTCGTGCAGCACAATCCGAACTGTCCGTCACCTTGGCTGGTGAGGATACCGGGAAAGAGCTGCATCATCGACATGAAACCATACTGCGGGTTTGGTATAGCTCATGAAGAACTTACAGGCGATATTCTAGGCTTCGGCAAGACATTCTGGGAAGCCGCTGACGCTGCCATATCACAAGACACCAAACAAAAAGTAGGTGCGTGATGGTCGCCTACAACTTCAACCCGCGCTTTGCCGATGATGTGCAAAACCTCATCAAACGCCAAACAATCCGCGCCAACGGAAAACGCCGCCACGCCCGCCCCGGCGATGAACTGCAACTTTACACGGGCCAACGCCGCCCAGAATGCCGCCTCTTGCTGCGCACCACATGCGCCGCCTCGCTTCCAATAGTGATCTATCCAAACGCGATCCTCGCGGATCAAACCTATTCGACCGCCAAAGACCTTGACGTATTTGCCAATCTGGACGGCTTTACGGACTGGTCCGACATGCTGTGCTTTTTTGAGACGTCACACGAACTATCCGGCGCAAACCATTTCAACGGCACACTTATCAAGTGGTGAGGAGAAAATTTATGGCAGTAAAGGTGTGGAGATGTGCGGGGTGCGGGATTGAAGGCCCAGATACCATGCGCCGCTGCAACTGCGCGACAAATGTCGTTTGTTGTGGCCGCGAAGGTGCTTGGAAGACTGACCCGACATGCCCGCACTGCGGCGAGCCGATAGACATGAGGATCGGCAATCTTCCAATCCCAAATATGAGCAAGGCGATGAAGTGCGACAAATGCAAAGGCTCGGGCACCATCATCAGCAAGCACGGTGGGATCTGTCTGCGGAATGGCGTTTGGCACACATACCCGGCCCGGGTGACGTGCTGGCATTGTCATGGCTCGGACGAGTCCAAATAGGAAGCCATATGGAACACGCAAAACCGTTTTCACCCGAAACTCTCGCATCTCGCTGGGATTGTTCCGATCAAGCCATCAGAGACATGATCCATCGGGGAGAGTTGCGCGCCTTTCGTGTTGGGCGCATGTTTAGGATTCCCCATCAGGTCGTATTGGAGCGAGAAAAATGCCAGACATCACCATCGGAAAATTCAGAGGCGGGCTTTGCGTCTATTGGCGAGAGGACGGAAAGCGACGACGTTATCAGCTTGAGGCACGCACCAGAGCGGAGGCCGAGGCAGAGGCCGTAGACGTCTATCGTCGCGAAACCTTTAAGAGCAAGCCGCGCGGATCGACCATTTCAGATATTTGGAATGACTACGTTTCGGATTTGGGAGACAAGCCCACGGCCAAAACGATGGGCTACACCGGCAAAGCGATCCTACCCCACTTTGGCGCATACCGACCCGAAGACATCGACAAGGCGCTTTGTCTTTCATACGAGAAAAAGCGGCTGGATGAGGGTAAGAGTGTCGGCACAGTTTGGACAGAGCTTGGCCACCTCAAAGCCGCGCTCAACAACGCTGTGAAGTGCCGACAGATCGGCAAAGCGCCGCACATTTGGCGTCCAGTCAAACCCGAGACCGACATGCGCATCCTGAACGCGGGCGAAATCCGCGCTTTGATTGAGGGTGCAGACGCGCCGCACATCCGTCTCGCGCTGATTTTGCTAACCAGCACCGCCGCGCGTGTCGGGGCTGTGTTGGATTTGAAATGGGATCGCATCGACTTTGAACGCGGAATCATCAACCTGAGACGCCAAGACGGCATCACCCGCAAAGGCCGCGCCATTGTGCCGATGAATGGATCGGTGCGCGCCGCCCTGAATTCGGCTTATGAGGCCGCCCTATCCGATTTCGTTATCGAATATGCCGGGGGACAGGTTGCCAACATCCGCAAGGGCGTCACCGCCGCGATCCGAAGGTCCGGCATCGGGCATGTGACGATCCATGAGCTGCGCCACTCCGCAGCGGTTCACATGTTAGGTGCAGGCATTCCCATCGAGAAGGTTGGGCAGGTTTTGGGCCACTCAAATCTGGCCGTGACCTACAAAACCTATGGCCGATTCCTCCCCGAACAAATGTCGGATGCGGTCGAGGTCCTGGACTTTATGAGCCTAAAGAACCGGCGCGAGGTTCAATGA